AACCAGAAGCGGTCGGGCGTCGGCTCCGTAAAAAAGCCCTCACTGACCGTATAGATCGGTTCGGGTATGCCGGAGCTTTCGTCGAATATCAGCATAACGCCCTGCGTCGAGTGGACACCGGCGAATGCGTCGGGCACTTCCTCCGACCATAACTGGGCTTGGCCGTAGTAATAACCGCAGTCGATGTTCATGTCGCCCTCGACGGCCTCACGATACCACGCCGCAGGCTTAATTGTCGTCGCCGTGCGGTCGAACCAGTGGCTATTGATGGACAGCGTCATCCACTTGCCGATTTCCGGCCACGTCCGCGACCGGAGCTGTTGGTCGGTGTTGGCCGTGACGATCACTGTCGAGCCGAGCCGCGTCGACAGCATCCAATGCACCAGCCAGCCGACCAAGGCTGACTTGCCTATGCCGCGACCGGACGCGACAGCCGTGCGGAGCATCTCAGGGTCGAGCTGGCCGCGATTGCGCGCAATATGCGTCGCCATTTCCTCCAGCACGTTCATTTGCCATTTGCGCGGCGACTTGTGATGCTCCAGCGGCGTGCCCTCAACGCCCCACGGGTAAACGTATTGAACGAATGCCAGCGGATTGTCGCGTAACGCCGGCGACCACAGATCGGCCATCAGCTCCTGCTCTTCTTTCGCGGAGTATTTCATCTGCTAAATCCCAAAAAAATTTTGGGCACGTCCTCCTCGTACCCGCACCCGATCTGCGGAGCCACGGGGGGGTCTGCCGGCGGAGGGTTTGCCAGCGACCGCACCCCGTGGCGGGCAAGCATGCGTATGGTGACCCGCGCGCCGCCCTCTGTGTTACCTTGACAAGGAGCCATCATCGTCAGAACCGCCGCTGTCTGCGGGTTCTGCCGCCTTTCCCTCAATAGTTTGCGCTTCTAGGTACCGATTAGGTACCGGTCGCGCCCGCGCCGCTTCCATTGCGTCACGGATCGACACCTTGTGTTCATGCGCGATGTTGGTTCTGTCTTGCCAGCGCTCTCCATCGCGGTTCTTCAAGTAGAATATCTGGGCTGTTACATTTCCGCCGGTAGCGCTTTCGAGGAGAGCATCAGTTACCATTGCTATGCCACGCACATTTCCACGCTTTATAAGCTCATCAAATTCCGCAGATCGTTTCCGGTTTCGGTCGATGGTCGACCATGAAACGCCCAGTGCGCGGGCGATTTGCGTCGACCCAAGTCCACGCGCGGCCAATCGCTCGACCTCTGCATAATCGATCTCTATTCGCTTTCGACCGACTTTTTTGGCCGGTTTATTGTTCTGTTTTGTCACATCAATGTCCGTTTTTGTTGCCATAACCTCACCACCTTATATCGTATCAACCAACAATTGAAGCCCCACAAGCGTGATATATCGCGCCTTGTTCTTATGTTCGGGCTTACCCACGTTAAGGATCATGTGTTCTTGCCAAGTGTTTGGATCACGCGCGCCCATGCCGCTGGCAAACACCCAGATCACATTCTTATGGAGAAGCTGTTTAAACGCCCTGTGCGCCGCAGAGCGATGCACTCCGACCATGTCGGCCACTCCGCTCTGCGTTAGCCTCGAACACCCCTCTGCCGTGTTAAACGTGTCGCATAGCGCCCATAGCACCAGCTTCTCCGTCGGCGTGAGCGCCGTGTCCCGCAACCGTATCTTGTAGAGCTTCCAGACTGCATTCTTGCGGGCACGCGCATCGATTGCCTGCCAGCTCGACCGGTCGATCAGGCCGTGGTTTTCCATCGGCTGGCCGTCCACAAACCAGAGCTTGTCCTCACCGCCGCGCCTGATCTGCGAGCTGATAGACCTCATAGCATGCCCGCCTTCATAGCCGCCGCCTCATATTCCTCAAGCTGTTCGGGTTCCTCTAACACAAGCTCACCGCGCCCCTGACACCGGTCGCAATCCTCCGTGCCAACCCTTCCGGCGCCGCCGTGCCCGTAAACCGTCACGCGGCCACGCCCCGCACAATCCGTACACTCGACCACCACTTCGTCACAGTCGTCGTTATCAACCGTCATAGTCTCTACCACCTTCAGCGCCCGCACGTCAGACTGCAATGTTTTAAGCGCCTCCCTCGCCTGTCCCAGCCCGATCATCGCGTCCGCAAGGCAATCGCCCAGCGACTTCATCTGATCTTCCAACAGATCAATTTTGCTTTGCCGCAATTCTTTAAGCGTCGTCATCTTGCTTTTTGCCCTTCACCTTCACCGCAACGCGCCGGCTACTCGCCACCTGACCAGCTCGCTTGAACGTCTTGTCGATCTCCAGCGGCTTTGCCGCCACAAACTTACTGACAAACTCTCTCCAGCTCGCGCGTTGCTTCACTTTACTATCTCACTACAAAGGCTTTAGCACTTGCGCCGCTTCGCGGCGCAGGTGCGTAAGCTCTATTATTATTATTATTACTATGATTGTTGATCAAATAGCAACAGCTCAATAAGCAAATAGCGACAGCTAGTGTCGCTATTTGTGGAAGCTGGTGTCGCTGAGAGCGACAGCTCGGATCATTGAGGTGTCGCTATTTGTTGCACCGGATTGTAGGTGAACAAGTCCAGCTTGCCAGCTCTAGTAGAGATGCCGTGTTTTACAGTCGCGTGCTTGTCCAGCAGAGTGGGCATCAGCTCAAAATATTCGACTTTCATGGCGTGGACATAAAAGTCCCTGCGCTCATCCTTCAAATCAAAGCAGGCGATCATATGGTCGGCCAGAATTTCGGCGGTGCGTTGGAGCTGTTTGTGTTCCATCCGCAGTGTATAGCCGCCGAGGTTGCCCCTGACCAGAAGCTCAAGCGCCTTGTTCATCGAGCGCGCGTTGCCCTCCGCCATTGGCACCAGTGACTTGCGGCAGAACTCTTGCCATTGACCGGCTGTAATTTCCAGCAAGCCGTGATCGCACTTAAAGTCGTGCGTTTCCATAATTTCCGATGTTTGTTGAGTAGTCATTATGCCCCCTGCATATCCAAGTAGGTTTCTAACCAAGCGTCGGACGGCCTAAAGGTCGCAACGTGACCCTGCCGAGTTTTCTTGCCAATCTCCCAATCGAAATCGAGATTGTCATTGATGGCATACTCCAGCTCGTTGACAAATTCTTCCATCGCCTCAGAGCCACTGTATGGCCGGCTGTCTGCGATGTTGCGCTCATGCATGTCGTTCAGCTCATCATTGAAATGGTTTTCGGCCTCGTCATAATCACGAATTTTAATTGAAACTAATCCTGTAGTCATATTCATGTCCTCCATGCGGAGGCGGCTTACGCCGCCCCCCATGAGTTGTCGTGGGTTAAATTTCGAGCGAGATCGCGTCGAAAATGCCCAAGCCTTTTGCGAAAACTTTATCGCGTTTAGCTTGCGCGATAATGGCCTTTTTGTAGCCACGCTTCGGAAGCTGACCAAAAGGGTTGATGACGTTGACGACGCGCCCGTCGTTCAGTTCGCCCGTAATGTACGAAACGTCAAGAAACGGAAAGCCACTGTCGCCCAAAAGTCGCAAGCGCAAAACTTTGGCAAGGCGCGGGTCTGTCCAAGCGACAGAAATATCCTCGCAAGCGTCACGCAAGTCACGCGCAAAGTTGATGTCGGCTTGCTGGTCAGAAAGTTGGTTAGAATAAGTCATTTTCACGTCCTCCATGTCGGGGCGGCTTGCGCCGCCCCCGATTGATTAAAAGTTAAAGTCGTATTTTTTGCGAGGGCTATCGGACAAGTTGTGCTGGCCGAGGTGCGATTTCCAGCTACCGTTTTTCTGACGGCGCGCCCGAATGACATCATGGTTAGGGTTCGACGTGATGTCCCAATCTTGGCGATCATTGTTTGTGCAGTGAGCCGAAAAGCCACCAATTACAAACTCTGGATCGAAAGCGCGCTCGGCGTCCATTGCGCGGATTTCAATTGTCTTGTCTGAAATGACGCGGACAATCTCGTAAGGTTCGACATCCGAATATCCGATGAAGTTTGCGAAACCATACTCGCGAGGCTCGACCGAATACTTATAGCTATCGATATAATCACGGCCACCGATTGACTTGGCGCAAGTGGTGGGCATGCTCTCGATCAGCTCAAGTGCTTCTTGTTCGGTGGATAAGCCGTCAGATGCGCTGGCAAATCCGTCAGTGCGTACTTTGCCCAATTGCTTATAGGCACGCAGGCTCAGAGTTTCGTTGGCAGTAAAGACAACCTCACCATCGGCGCCGGTTCTCACTTTTTTAACATTGATCATATATTTAGTAAGCATCGTGTGTTCCTCCATGAACTTTTGACACACCATTTATACGAAATTGGTGAGCATATGTCAACACGTTTAAACACATTATGTCACGATTAATCACCAAGCATCAGTTGACCTTTGAACGTCATCTGGATCATCTACCAGCTCAAAATAGGCGCCACGCCTGACCAGCAATTTCACCCCGCGATCAACCCCGCCGCTGTTGGCCTTTACCATCGATACCTTGGCAACCCGCGTCGGGTCTGGCAGTTCGCCAATCGACAAGCAGGCGTCAGCCACCTCCAGCTCGCTCGCATTCCACAGCGCGATGGCAAAGCGATGGCCGTCGACTAATGACGACGCACCACGGATAGCCGCACGCGCCTCGCTCGCGGTTTGGTTGCCGGTGAGCGCTACTTTGCTCATGTGGTGAATTGATAACACCACGCAATTTAAGCGCGACGCCAAGCCGGTGCAGAACTGTGCCCACATCTGGCCGGCCTCGTTGCTTGATGAAATTGGCGCCGTAGTAAACGCCTGCACCGGATCAAAAATAACCAGCTTTAAATCTTCGATCTCCTCCAGCTCGCGCTCCAGCTCTCGCGCCGCCGGCGTGAGCTGGCACTCGCCCGCGCCAGTGCCGGTCATAAACGTAACAGGTGATCCGGCGTCGGGCACCGTGTGTAAGTACAAGTCATGCATCCAATCTCTGCGATTGCCTTCGGGATCAATCGCATGAATCCGGCGGTGCATCTCTAGCCGGTCATCCTCGGCGCAAATCATGACCGCATTGCCGCTCTGTTTGATGTTGTAGCCGAAAAAATTGCCGTTGCCCTCAACCACCATCAGCGCCAAGCGCAGTGCCTCCATCGATTTGCCAATGCCGCCCACGCCCGCAAGTATGCCGGCCTTTGATGCTTCGATATAATTCTTAACCAGCCATTGACGCTCTGGCGGGTCGCCCTTTAAATAACGAGCCTTACTGCCGGACAAACCAAACGTCTTTTTCAAAACATGGCGTCGCACAAAATCTCCGCCATTTGCTTGGTGCATGTCATTCCAATCGCCAACCTCCGGCGGTAGCCGCGCCTCACAATTATCGACAGAGCTAGCGATCTTACTTGCGGCCTCTGCGCCCACGCCGCTTTTGTCATTGTCCAAGCACAATAAAAACTTGGCGGCGGTCAGCGATCTTAACTCTTTGCAAGTGCCGGTTGAGAAATGAGCGCTAAAAACTACAGCAACCGGAATGCCTGTCGTTTCATATATCGACATTCCCGTCGCATAGCCCTCAACGATGGCTAACGTCGCATCCTCACCAATCGAGGTATGGTCGGTTCCGATTAACATGAACCCGTTTTTGACTTGGCCGCCTCGCAGAAACCTCTTTTCGCCAGTGGGCATAATAAACTGCACGGACATTAGTTCGCCGCCGATGCTATAAACCGGCACAACTAGATTGTTGTTTTGGTGGCGCACGCCATGTGCGCTGATGCCTTTGCGAGCTAAATATGGAGTGAGGTTGGTGGTGGCGTCCGATGCTTTTGCCCAGACTTCGTTGGCCTCGATAATTGCCTCGTTTAACTTCCGACGGCGCTCGCTGTCTCTAATACGTTGCGCCTCTATATAATCGATATGACTTTGGTCGTAGGTAGAAGCGTCGCCGAGCGATGTCCATGCCTGCGATAATCCTGTCCCCCAATTGCCAAAAAAAACTGTCTTGGCGCCGTTTGGCAACGTGCTTACGACATACCACCCGTGCCGCTTTCGGGGTTTTTCGTGGGTCGGAACGCGGTGGATTTCACCGTCGTCAATCAGCGACCCTTTAATCGTTAGGCCGGCTCCCTCTAAGGTCGCTATTGCGTCCGATAAAGGTGCTGTAATCGGCCTGCTTTGCCTGCGAGCTGGAGCGGCCTTGCCCCCATAATATTTTTGAATGTTCACCATAATTAATCACCATACGATTTGATCTCCTAAGTACGCGCGCACGATCATTTTGCAAAACTCTCGTTGACGTTCCAGTGGCAGAGATTTGAGGTCGCTAACCTCATGTTGTTTTAACCATATGCCCGCCCTTGCATGTGCGACGACAATGCTGTCGTCGTTTACAATTGCGAGCCTCTCGCGCTTGGCGCGATCACCTCCCTTAAGTGCATCGAGACATGCCATTGAGCATGCCCCGATACCTTTAAACGCAAAACCCGTTGAGGGCTTTCCGCAAGACCCGCAAACACTTGGGCGAGTGTCCTTCACTAGCCCCACGGGATTTCGTCATCGACGATACCGTTCTCCGTTTCGGGTTCTTCAACCTTTGCATCCGATTTAAGTGATGTCAAATCAACGGAGAAGTAAGTCTCCACAAAGTGCCCGCCATCTTGCTTCGGCTTGCCTTGTTTTAGCGTTGCCTTGACCCGATGTCCGTTAAGTGCGTCGGTGTCCGTGACTTTATCCATTTGGCACGCCGCCACCAGACTGCCCAGCACTTTGTGACCAATTTCCTGACGCGCGCGCGTGGGTGATTGCATAACAACGTCGACCCAATGCTTTCGACCGACAAACTGATCGCCATGCTCGCTGGACACAACCTCGAACTGGAACGCGATGCTGTGCGTATCGTCCTTTTCTTTGGCGGTACTTTCAACGACCTGCATAATATAGTCGCCCATCTTTAACGGCTCGCGATCTGTCGTCGGTGCGCCGTTTGCGGCTGGGACGCCGTCAACAAAATAGTCTGAAATATCTGGCATTACACTACCCTCTGAACTGGAGTTTTCTTTGGTTCTGGTTTTTCTTTTTCGCCCGCGATGGCATCTTTTAGCGCGGCATATGACATCTCGATCTCGCCCTCGATGCCATACCGGTTTTTGGTGTCACGCTCCGGCGCCTTGTCGCAAAAGATAAACCGCTTGCCGTCGCTTTTTGTTTTTTGAAACTGACGACCCGACGCGCTTTCGCTTTTGACTATAGTCGTCTTGGTGTCGCAGTAGCCTAAAAGATCGCAGTGTTCTTTTATGAGCGCGGTCGAGTGTTTGTGCAGTTTGATCTGCCATTGGTGGTATGGCTCTGTATTCGGCGGGCGCACCTCAATCTGCCGCGCGTGTGCGAGCTGGCAAACCAGCATGCCCTTTTTGTTACGCAGAGTGTTTAAACGGTCTATGTACTGCCGCCACCAAGTCAGCGCCTCCATATAGCCCTTGCCGTACCCGAATTGTTCAATACTGAGGACGTTACCTTTTTGGCAGGTGTAAGTGTAAATCAGGTTTTCGAGCCAATCGACGCTATCTACCACGACGCTTTTAAAATTGTGGTCTTCGTTAATCAAAACATCCAGCGCCGATATGACTTCTTCATAGGTTTCGGCCAGCGGAAAATGGTCGACAGCTATTTTGCCGAGGCCATCCTCCGTTTGCACAAAAATGGGGTCGGGCAAGCTCGCCCCCATTGTAGTCTTGCCGATGCCGGCAGACCCGAAAAGGACAATGCGCGGCGCGCGCAACACTGCCTTTGATTTAATGTCCGATAGTTTCATAAGTAACCTCCTGAGTTTTGAGTGGACAGATGGATTTGGCGGGGCACCATTTACACCAATGCCCCTCGTTAAATTCTGGATCGTCTGAAAAGCTGGCGAGAATTGCTGGACGCAAAACATCAAAGCCCCACTCGACCAGCCCAACGGTGTCGTATGTCACCGACCGCACAGCGCCGTCTTTGTGAAATGTTGTCGGTTGCACAATGGTCGTGGTGATAGTTGCCACGTCCTCCGTGCCAAACATTTCTAGGGCACCTAGCGCGTAAATTTTGAGCTGTTTATTGTCGGCGATCTCAACGGCCATGCGACCTGTTTTTAAGTCGATGACATCGATGGTGGTTGGCGCAACGATCACCGCGTCACCGGAACCGTAACATTCCTTGTGGATTTCTTTTGCGTGCAGTTTTTGCTCAATAAATAAATCGCCGCCCAGCTCATCATGGCGCGCCTTAACGTAATCGATATACATCCGCGCGACGGCGATCTCCTTCTCACCAATCGGTATTTCAAAACCGTCAGCAAATTCGTTGGTGCCTAAATAGAAATCAATGTCGCCATCATTACGCAGGCCATATTCACCAATTCGGTGTTGCACAGTTCCAGAGGCAGAAGCCGGCGAGGATCGATCCGGTTGCCCGACGCTTAACATTGCGGAGGCGGCGCACGCCATATTGCGCTCTGCGGCGCTTGGTGCCCAAATGCTATGACCCATCTGCGGCCATCCTTTCGGTGAGGAATGAACACCACAGTTCCGCGTGTAAAGTTTGCACGATCCGAAAGTCCGCCAGCTCAAAAATATTACTAGCGAGCGCTTGTGGGTGAGCGATCATTACCTGCCAATCTTGACGATTGGCTCGAAACCAGACAGCCGGCTCAAGTTCTGCAATTTTTGCTTGCCGTACAGCCTGATCCCACCAGCGGACGCGATCCGCGTCGGTGTATCTCGCGTAGGCTTTCACCTCGACCGCGTAGAACGGCACGCCAAGCAGGTCATGCCCGCCCTTCGCGCTTTGCGAATGGTTGCGTTCGGCGGCAACCCCGCAGTATTCCTCGATATATTGGGCTACTGCGCGCTCATTGCGCGCACCCTTTGACCGGCTGTTAACCATGTCAACTTGGCGTTGTTGTTTGTAGTTTAGTTAGGTTGCTGGTTTCGTATTCCACCACATCCGTGAGCCGATACACCACCTTGCCACCCACTTTGCAGTAGGGCACGCCCTTCTTGGCCGACCTCCAATTGCGTAAGGTGGCCTCGGCTAAACCCCATCGGTCGGATAATTGCTTTGGTGTAAATACGATGCTGTCGGTTGGTATATTAAGGGGCGTGGCCGGCTGGGTCATGTGGTGTCTCCGTTGATAACTGGACAACACCGTTACACATGATTTTAATCGCCGTCAACCGCTACTTAGTATCACCGTTTGTAAGTGACAAATTAAGGTCGCCCATTTCCACACCTAGTTTTTTTGAAACCTTTGGCAGTGGGAGTTGAAGGTGCCGCGCAAGGTCTGTCGCCTCGCGTAGAGAGCATCCGCGCTCGCCGGAAAATATTCTATTTAATGATGCATGGTCGATGCCCATAATGCGCCCTAACTGGCGCTGGCTCATGCCCATCTCAAGTAACCGGTCGCGAAAAAATTTTCTGTCGGGGGTCATTTTCATTCCAATCTGGTTGTTAACGATAACCAACAATCCCAATTAATCCCGATGAATACCACAATGTTGTATATTACACAACAAGGGTAAAACAAGAACAAAAAAACCCACAAAATATTTTTGGTGTGGTAAAAACAACAAATGAACCATGACGATCCGGCGCACTACAAAATGGAAATTGAGCCAGCAGATTTTATTCTGCTTAACGACCTGCCCGCTTGGGTGGGATCGGTGGTTAAGTATGCTTGCAGAGCCGGTCGCAAAAAATATGAAGGTCTAAACATGCCGCAGTCCGAAATCGAGGATTGCCGCAAAATAATCAAGTACGCCCAATTCCGCATCAATATGCTGGAGGGCAGACTACCCACCGCCGATAAGGATAAAAAAAATGCCGGTGTTAGAAACAATGGCTGGAATAAACGCCGCCTACGCAATAATTAAATCAACAATAGAAAACGGTAGAGAGCTATCGTCATGCGCGCAAGCAATCGGAAAGTTTGCGTCTGGACAAACTGAGCTAGAAAAAATTCATCAAGCGAAAAGCAACAGCCTGTGGGTCAAGCTGGCGGGCACCGATGCCAGTGATTTAGAGACGTTCATGCACAAAGAAAAAGTGAAGCGGATGGAAAACAACCTCCGCGAATACATGCAATTATATGGTCGCGGCGGAATGTGGGGCGACTACCAAAAATATTGTGCAGAGGCACGCAAGGATCGGGCGCGAGCTGTGCGCGAAAAACAACTCGCCCGTAAAAAGATTGTGGATATTTTTTCGGGCATTTTCTTGTCGATGCTTCTTGTTGCGTTCAGCGCATTCATTATTTTTATGGGTTGGCTCATCTACACCGAGGGAAGTTGGTGACATTGGTGGTACCTAAACGGTACCTAAACCGTTTTGGAGCAAGTGACGCATTTTCCGCCATCTCTAATAGTCTAATAATATCAGTAGTTTAATTGGTCGGAGCGGCGGGATTTGAACCCACGACCCCTTGTCCCCCAGACAAATTGGTGAGACTACCTTAACGTCCCCTGCGGTCACATATTAACCTTTTTCGACGATTTTTAAATTGCTAGTGACGGGTCGTGTTTGTTTGTGACCGTGGGTTCTTACCGTAGTGGTACCTAAGTGGTACCTAAGTTGAGGGTTGGCAGATTGCCACCGTGTTGGTAATGTAACACCGGTGACAATTTAGGAGGTTTTCATGGACAAAATGAGATTATTGGATAAGGGTGTGCCAAATTTATATGTGCGACAGCAAGGCACAATGACCACCTACGTTTGGCGAACACGGCGCGGCAAGGGCGCCAAGATTGTGTTGGGGCGTGGCGGACAAATCGAGGTGCGTGCGGTTAAGCGCATTGCCAAAGATATGAATATGCGCGTGTCTTTGGGTCTGCCGCCAGTTGAAATTATGGACAGCAAGCCGGACATTCCAACCTTTGGTGAGGTCTTTGATCGGTTGACAAGCGAGCGCCGCGACCGTGAATATGTCGAAATCCACAGGCAACATTTCCAATCTGCCGGTTTCGTATCCAAGCGCGTGGATCAAATCACTATTAAATCCGTTGAGGCGTTTATATCCCGCGTAGCCGAGGATCGACCAGTGCAAGCAAACCGGTTGCTCGTTAGCCTCCGGTCGGTGTTCAAGCAGGCTATCAAACGCGGCTGGGTCGAAATTCAGAATGACCCGACGGCGGACATAAAAAAGCGCCCCGAAAAAAAGCGCGAGCGTTATTTGGCCGGCGATCAGTGGCAAGCCCTACACCATGAGCTGATTATAGAGCGCCAGCGTTGTCCCGATGTCAGCATATTAATTATGCTGTGCGCCCTGACCGGTGCGCGTGTTGGAGAGCTGACATCAACACGCTGGTCTGATATCGAGTTTAATGAGGCCGGCGGAGTTATTACGCTGTGGCGGCACAAGACGGATCGCACAGGCAAGCCCCGCCGCATCTATCTAAGCCGTGAGGCCGCGCTGTTGATAAAACAGGTGCCGCAAGCCGATGATCAGTACACCGTATTTCGCGACGGCATTTACTACAAGTCAGTTTGGTCGCGCGTTAAGAGGCGTGCCGGCTTGGTTGACTTTCACCTGCACGACCTGCGCCACAACTTTGCCACTCGCCTACTCGCGCAGGGTAAAGGGCTAGATGAGGTTGGAATGATACTTGGGCACACCGACAGCCAAACGACGCGGCGCTATGCTCACTTGCTCGACGACACAGCGTTTGAGGCGGTCGAGGGCATCAGCTCCGAGCTGATGCAGGTGCCATCTAGCGGTTGAAATTACTGCGGCGACGATTGCCGCGAGCTAGATCGAAAACAGACGCTGGCGCTTCCGTGCCCACCATTGAGCCGGAGCCGCCGCCATAAGTGAGTGCCCGTCGGTTCATCATATTAAGCGTTTTGTTTAAACGGATCATGTCCTCAATCGACCTTGCTTGTGTGGCAGGGTTTGTGTCGGCCAATACATTGCCAACCCCAGCGGCGGTTTTTTGGCCTTGGCCTCCCATTGCTGTGCGGGCGAGGCGCCCCATACCTGAAAGCGTTGGATTGCCCCGCATGAGATCGAACACAGCCTGCATGTTGCCCGCGTCGAATGCCTTCGCCTCCAACAATTTGTCAGCCGTGTTTGATTGTTGCGTTAGCATGCGTCTGGTCGTTGTCATTTCACGCTCGCGGCGCACTCGATCAATAAATTTTGACAGTAGCTCTGGCTGGTCTTTAAACAAAATTTCTAGCACTTCGTCCGCGTTTTCATTGCCGACCACCGTGTCAACTTTATCGCGTGGCCGTGGCGCGCGCCCAACACGCTCGATCATTTCTTCTAAATAACTGACGCGCAGAGCATCGAGCGCGGCAGGTTTCATGTCTTTTATGGCGCCCTCCATCTGGCTTGCAGATTTGCCATACAGCTTTTTGCCTAGCATTTCGGCGTCGCTAATCTCAAACTGGTCAGCCGTAATTTTAAGCACGTTTTTATATTCGTCGCCATCAACCGCTTCCTTGAGGGCACCAATAAATGCACCAAGCGTTTTGCGCCGCTCTGCCAGCTCTGGTGGTGCCTTTTCAAACTTGCGCCCCGCCGTCCACAGGCTGTCCCCCACCTGTCGCTTAACCATATCGATAAACTCCAGCGGTAGTCCGCTATTGCCTTCTAATATCTTGTCAATATTTTTGGGCACCTGTGCCTCGAAAGCGGTCAGCTCATCAAATTGTTGGCGTCCAGCCAGCATGTCGATCATACGCATGCGAGCTAAATTATAGCTGTTGCGTAGGTCTTGATTTTTTATCATCGCCGTAAGCACGCCCGTATCGTTGACGTTAAGATTGCGTCCATAAGCGGCGTTATAAAGTTCAGAAATCTTTGGCTGTTTAAGCTGTTGGGCGTGCATGCTTTCAACCAGCTCGCCAGATGGCGGCGGACGCATTGGGTCAGCTACCGCATCAAGCTCGCGCTGGACGCGCTGGCTTTGAGATAACACACGCTGATTTGGGTTCAGCGGATCGGTTGTAGTTAAGCCTCCAGCTCCAACTTGCCGGTTACCTATCGTGTCAACAATCTGTTGGCTGACCTCTGGGTTCTGCGTTTGTGCGCCACGCAACATGCGCCGTGTGGCCTGCCCCCCATAGTCGACAAGCATCTCGGTTGGCTCACCCATGCCAAGCTCCGCGTCACGCGCTGTGTTGGCCGCAATGCGGTCTGGTATGCCAGCAATGTCCAAGTTGTCATCTTCTAGAGCTTGCCGCCCCCGAACCAACCCACGGTCACGCGCGGACATGCCACGGTTTGCAATTGCCTGTCCTATGCGTGTGCCAACCGCACCACCTGCCGCACCAAATGGCGCACCAAACAAAGCGCCCGTTGTTCTTTCGTTCATCGTTTCGCCAGCGCCAAACCCCGTAAGGGCGCCCTGCCCCGCGCCAACCATTGCCGCTGTTTTAATCGGGTTGGCTAATGCGTAGGCACCTTTGCCAGCCACACCAAGAACGCCAGCCGGCATTGCGACGCCACCAAGTATATTTGCCGCAATTGTCGCTGTGGGGTTGCGGTCGAAATACGCTCGGCGATCAGCGCGAACCATTTCTAAAATTTCGTCATAGGTTTCGTCTTCAAATATCGAGCGCACATAAGCCTCGCCCTCGTCCGCAAATTCAAAGGCAAACCCTGCGGCCATCTCGCGTGCAAATCCACCAACACCTCCGGTCGGCGCCTCGCCATAGACCAAGTAATAATCAAGGGCGCTGTCTAAGTCGTCCATGTCGTAGCCATATTTTTTGGCTACTGCGGCGGCGGCGGCGTCACCGCTAGTGCCAGCGTCTTGCGCGCTCTTACCGGCCAGTTTCATTTCTTGTAGAACGGTGTTAAGGCTTGCCATTTAATTACCTCAATAGTTTCTTTCTTTTTTTGCTTTGTTTCGCAAAATATTAAAATCGCTTGGCGACACTCTATCGATTTTTTTAAAACCAAACTCTGGCACGATGTCTAGCGCCGCTTTCGCTGGAATATATCTCCCATAAGTATCTCTTCGTTCTGCCGCCATTAAGCCATAGCTTTCTATGGCAATGTTCATAGTGGTGGCCGCAATGTTTAATATTTCCGCCCCGACAACGTCGGTAATTTCGCCTTCAGCGGCAAGTCTTAGCCTACCCGCCAAACCTTCAACCGCACCAAAACTATTGTTAAATGCGTCGCGCTCACTCTCTCTCACGACACTGTCATCGAGCGATTTAATAACCTTAATCATAGCGGCATATGCTTGGCCGCCCGTTCCTTGAACAATTAGCTCTTTAACCGCGTCGTAGTTTGCTTTTGCTTCAATAAGTTTTTGTGTTTTTTTGTCCCATTTATTTTTTTCATTAAAGACAAACTCTGCGCGCTCCTCCTGTGTTTTAGGCTTGAATATGGTAATAAACTTACCAGCCTCATCAGGCAGATCGTTGTCAAAATAATGATCAGCCGAGGCCATCGCCCATGAGGTGTAATCCTTATAATCACTAAACCTTGGGGCGCCCGTTCTGGCGCGCGAAACGTCTTGTGCTTTATCTAGTGCGAGCTGATTAACCTGCATCTGCATTTGGTCAGCTCTTGCTTGCTGGCGGGCAACCTCGGCGTCGCGTTGTGCCTTCATAGTTTTCTGCACGCCCTGCGCCGCGCCAGCTAGACCCTGCCCCAGCGCACCACCAAAGCTAGTGCGTGGCTGATCTGACGCCGCAAGCAATGCCTGCGCCGCGTTCATATATGAGCTGGTAATTTGTTGGCGTTGTTCCGGCGTGACTGCCTGACCCTTTGGAATTGATACCCCGCCAATCGCGCCGCCAAACCTATCTAAAAAACTAGCCATTACAAACCTCCCAGCAATCCGCCGCCAATTACAGCGGCGGCAGTTAATGGGTTGCTTAATGCAAGCGCGCTTGCGATGCCGGCACCAGCCGCCGCACCACCTAACATTCCAGCGCCCCGTGACCCTCCGGGCTGTGTGGAGGTCGTCGAGGACGAAATGGGGATGCCAGACACAACAGAATTAAGCAGATTAAACCGATTATAAAAGTCTGCTTCTGGCGCCCGAAAATCAGCATAGAGCTGATCAAGGCCAAGCTGGTTGAAAGCCTGATTTGCATCGCCGATGCCGCCAAGCTGGTTGATAGCTGACGCTTCGTCTTGCGTGCCCAAGTAAGAGTATTTTAGCTGGTCTTGTAGCAACTGATTGTTTAGCTGGGCTTCCCGAATGTCGCCGGTGAGCTGGTTAGTCACGTCGCTTTTAAACAGGTCGGTGCCCATCTTTTGGGCGTTGGCAAGCATGTTTTGGCGCAGACCGGCGCTCGTCTTCGCAATAGTTTCATCGCCCCGCGCTTCTACTAAGCCCTCTTGCAGACCCAAACGGTTGTTGCCAAATGCGCCCGCGCGGATGGCCTGATCGCGCTCCGCTTGCTGACCCATATCAACCTGCCGGCCAATGTCTTGGCGCACGCCCGACATGACGCCCTCAATGATGTCCTCGTTATAAAACGGGTCAACGTAGTTTGCTTGAAACGTCGACGGGTCAAATTGGCCTGCCAATATGTTTGTGCCGCCCTGATTGGTCAGGGCGTTTAAACGATCTCTATATCCCGACCCCATGATGCTATCAAAGTTGCCCCTTACCGCATCCATCGCCGCCATCTGGTCGTCTGTCATATCGGCGATGCGGTCGCCGGTATACGGCGTAAACCCTTGATCAAAAAAATCTTGAGCAATCGATTGGTTTGCTTGGTACATCGCCATCAATTCGGGATCGATTTTGGTCTGGGAAGTCGTTGTGCTTGGTGATTTGCTACCCATTTTAGTTTATCTCCATCTCATCAAGTGTCTTGGTAAACCAGCCTTGTTGCTTCCATCCGCGCTTTTTGAGCTGGCGTGCCCAGCCGACGCGACCGTTGGTGCTGACCATGTCGCAACCCATAAACCGCGCGAAATCTTCGATGTGAGCCATCTGGTCATAAATATCTTGAAGCTCTCCGAGCGCCATAAAAACATGCAGGCACTTAACTTGCGGGTAGTCGAATGTCTCGACCAGCGCCATGCTTTTGCTAGTAGGCCAAATGACCATGTCACCGTTTTGCACAAAGCCCTCAATGTCCTCAATAGTGTAGGTGCCGTGCGCGTGCTTTTCTAAGGCGTCCTCCAGTTGGTCGCGCCAACGCTCCCAGACATCCTCAGTCGAGGTCTGTGGCACAAGCTCCATGACTACCGGCTTGGTCATAGCGCCACCGTGGTCAAGACGCCTGACGTATTAACGCCAAGCAACCATTGACCCCCGTTTGCATCGATCAGCACGATCTGTGTGTTTGTGTTCCCGCCGATAAATGTGCGCTCGCCCTTCACAAAGGTCGTTTGCGACAGCGTGTTGATTGCCGTCGCAACCTGCGTTTGATGCGTCTGGTTATATTCCGCCGGCGCGTCTGGTACGTTTGCCCGTGTCATCGCCTGCCCCTTATTGCTACCTCTGCGCGCACCGCGCCCAGCTTCCAATTTCGGTCGGTCACACCGTTTACCGTTA